CGCAATTATTGACGGGCTTGATCTCTGCGATGACGACGAGCTAACCGGGCAATTATCCAGTCCGAAATATAAGTTTGATTCAGCGGGGAGAGTGGTTATCGAGTCAAAAGACGATATGAAAAAACGTGGAGTGGATTCACCCGACCGGGCCGACGCGTTGTGTATGACATTCTACCAACCCCGAAAACTATTCCCAAACATCCGAAAGGCGGCGAAATGAAAACAAGTAAGTTTTTAGACAGATACAACCTTGTCGTTGAGATCCCCCGGAAGAATAGAGCGCCAATTCAGAGAATATTCATGGACCGACGCGGGGCGATTGTATGGCCGACAGTAGACAATCCCGGCTATTACTGCATATTCGGATTAGAGGACATATCCGTAACACATACTTACAAACCGCTTGCGATGATGGTGGAGGTAAAGGAGCAGGATTTGCAGAAAATGTGTCAGAAGCTAATCAGAGACGCGGAAGAATGGAAGTGTCGGAACTGGTACGCCAATCTGCACACGACCGATGAAATGATGGCAGCGAATGAACTCTCTCAGTATCTAAGAAGAATGAGAAACACGAAAGTACAGGTGCATGATGCAAGCGAATGGTCCGGCTTCGAAGAGGCCATGCAGAGGGTTCACACGCTTTTAGAGGTTGAAGCGTTAGAAATACCAGACCGAACGGTATTGTTTAGGCAACTGGACGAGATAGAAGCGGAAGACCTAAAGTCGGGGGTTGAGCGCAAGTTTTATGCGGCGGCGGCGTTCATGCATATAGTAACAAGTTATATTTTGTCTCCCTGGGTGAAGCCGAAGAAGCAGCGGGTAAATACGGGGAGGGGTGAGGGGTACAGATGATTTTATTAGCGATTATCTTTGGATGGCTTCTAGGCTTATGGACATTGCATTGGTACTATAAAAGCATTTACAAGCAATTCGTTGACGAAATGACGGACCAATACCGGGACGCTCTTAAAAAAATGGAAAAGGTCATATGACAGCACTCAGGGGCCGGGAAGAAATAGAAAAAGCAGCCGGGCGCTCATGGCCTATTGTGTTAAGGCTGATAAAAAACCACGGGTTCCCTGCAACCAGGCTTGGCGGTATATGGGAGTCGGACACGGAACTCATAGCCGAGTGGAAAAGAAAATATATAGTTAAAAACCTGTCAACAGTAAAATTCATACAAAAAACAGTAAAAAAGCAGTAATATTCCGTAATATTCCGCAATACACGTAAGTCTCTAAAATCAATAGGTTATAGTGTAAACGAACTATAGTTTATAATTTTGGAGGCTCCATGATTATTAAAAAAACAATGACCACCAACGGAGATAGATATGTCACTCCTGCGGTCACTGTCCCGCCTGGCGCTAAAGTCGCCGGATTACATATCCCGAAAGTCAACGACGCGACAGAAATCAATATTGAAATATCCCCATTAAATCATGCGTTTAACTACCCCGCTACCCCTGGAGGATACGCGGCGAACAACGTGGTGTTTGAAATGCGGATGGATGATGCGGACGGAAATACTATTACCGATCAAGTCAATAACGTCCAGATGACCGAACAGGGCAACCCGACATTCCAAGAGAGTGCCGATACAGCCGGATTGGGAAACGGTTTGGCGTTCGACGGCACCGGGGACGCGTTTGACAAGCTGGTTCAAGACATTCCTGCGGGGATTCTCCCGACAACGGGGGATTTCTCAGTGGAGGTTGTGTGTGATTTAACATCAGGCTCCGGTGGTGCGGGTGATACTATCATATCTTGTAGAACGGGCGCGGATGGCGTGGGCTGGCAACTTCAATTGGACGCCAACGAATATCTTGACGTTCACATCGAGGACGCAGACGGGCAAGTGGCTCAAGAGGGCGCAACAGACATTGCAGATGACGAGATTAAGCACATTGTGTGTTCATTCGACCGAGACGGGAACCTCGTTACCTACATTGACGGCGCAAGCAACGCAACCACCGACATTTCGTCAAAAGAAAAAACAATCTTACCAGCAACCGGGGCAAGCAACCGGCTCAGTATCGGGGGCGACGCGGCACGTACAGCGGGGGATTGTCTCACAGGCACGATCTATTTTGTAAGGATTTACAACAAGGCTCTATCTGCGGCCGAGGTTTTGGACAACTACAACACATTGATGGGCAAGGGTTATCCCGGTTGGGCAGAGTTGATTGATCCAGTGACAGGAAACACGCTTACATTAACCGGCACGACTACGGGGGGGACGTTCTACGATTTGACCCAATATCTCCAGAACTGCCGGAACGTAGCGTTAAGGGTCAAGTGCGTAAACGAACAAACGACATCTGCAACCGATTTAACTTTTGGGTGGCAATTCGGATAAATGGAACTCGAACTCGAACAGACCGAGAAGAAAGAAGTTCTAACAGGGATAGAAAGCTATTGCTACAATCTGTTTAACGAGTATTCCAGTTCATCTTACCGGCAGAGAAAACTAAAAGAAATCAACGACGGAAGAAAACGGTATCACGGCGATATCCCTAAGAAAACATTCCCTTGGGAGGGCTGTTCGAATAAGACAATGGGCTTGGAAGCAATCGCCGTTGACAACTTAGAACCGAGAATAAAAAACCAACTCATTGCAGAGGATGAGTTTATCCAAGTTATACCCACGGGGCCGGAAGATGTTGAAAAAACTCAGGGCGTTAAGAATTTTCTCCATTGGGCGCTGCATAACAACGTCGATATTGAGGCTGTTATTAAGCCGTTTATACATGATTTATTGCTGGATGGCACAAAAGACGTCATCCCCATTTGGAGAGAAGAAGTAAAAATCAATAAGATCAGAAGAACCGTGCCGGTGTTCATGCGGGCAGACGGGACCGAAATCCCCTATGAATCTGTCATGCCGTATTTACAACAGTTCGGGCCTCAATTCTTACAGCAGTTTGGCATCATGCCCGCCGGAGAGAAAGATACCTTTGAAGAAAAAAGAGAGTCTGAATTCAAGGTTCACTTAGAGATGGTCAACTTAAATGACTGTTTCTTCCCTGACACGGGAGACGACTTTGAAGAACAACCATATTTAAGACGAATCTGGCCGACACTGAGGGAATTAAAATCATTATCCGGCGAGAACGGACCCTATAAGAACTTAGAGCAGATAACATCCACGGACGGACGCCAAACTGCTGATTACATGGATGAGGATGCGGAACGGAAAGAAGTTAGATATTCTGACTATTCCCAAGAGGTCCAGGTCTTAGAGTGCTATGTGAAATGGGATGGCGAATGGACGATTGTTAGCTTTGCGGTTGATGCGGGATTTAAAGAGATCCGCAGACAACCCATGTCAGAGGTTTATTGGCACGGACGGAAACCCGTAAGACGGTTTAGAATCTTCCCTGAATCCAATGAATCTATGGGTGTCGGCATCCCAACAAAAATAATGCACTATTCCACCGGTGTGGATGACTTATTTAATTCAATGGTTGATTCTGCCACAATAAAAACACTCCCGTTCTTTTTTTACAATCAAGGCGATTTTCCAGGCTACGAGTCGTTAGACATGACGCTCATACCTGGCAAGGGGATTCCTGTCCCAAAAGGTGCAAGCGTAACAATTCCGAGATTCGATCAGGCGCAGCAGCAATTTATTACATTTATAGAACTTCTCCTTTCGTTTTTCGAGCGTATGCTGTGCCTGTCGGATTATACTTTAGGCAGAGAATCCAACACTGCCGCCAAGGGCGGGGAAACCTATTCAGGTATGGCGCTGATCGTACAAGAAGGAAATATCAAGCACCAATACCAAGGGTCTGCTTTAAGGGATCAATTCAACGGATTAATAAAAGATATCCATTCTTTGTATGCTCAATACCTCCCCTTAGATGCCAAAAAACGGGTCTTTGAGGATGACAAATGGGTATTTGAGCCGTTAGACGCCCTTTCAATCCAAGGAAATTACGACTTTAGGGTTCAAGTCTCCGATGCATCCGCAAACAAGATGCTCAATAGAAAAGAAAAGGTTGAACTCACTCAATTAATGGGCGGCAATCCGATTATCAATCTACACAAGCTCACTCAAGACGTTCTTCAATCATACGGGAAGAAGAAGCCGGACGAGTACATTGAACCCAACATGCTGACGGTCATCCAGGCCATGCAGCAGGCACCCGAATTGCCGCAAGTTATCCAGCAATACATGCAAAACAAAATGGCACAACAGCGACGCCAGGAGATCGCAGGCGAAGCACAATCAAACATCGAAAGGCAAGAAATAGAAAGACAAGTAGAGGGCCAACAGGGAGGCCCGTTAGAAGACAGGAAACTATTGGATCAGGTGGTTGAATCAACCAAAAGAAAGATGATTCAGCCAGCGATTGAAACCATGATGATGGGGAGGACATCAAATGCGAATCAGTCTTAAAAAAGTTTTAGACCGTGTAAAGGAGTACGGCACCAGGGCGTTAATTGCCAAGGATTATGCCATTGAACCCCAACAACTTATTGAGTTCAGGGCCAAAGCGGAAGCGGCCAACGAACTTATTTCGGACATGCTGACATTGGCCAGCCCCGAAGAAGCCAAGGAGATTATGGCGTATCTCAGAAAAAGAGAAGAAGCCACACGGGAAAAGGCTTTTCTTGGCGGGCAGTTTAACCCTCAAGCATTGATTGAACAGCGGGCGCGAGAGTTGGCGGCGCAGATGGTAAAGGGGGGGAACAATGGTTGATTTATTAGCAATGGCCTTTGAGGAAGAAACCCCGGAAGTCGGTGGATTTAACGACATTCCAGAAATTTCGGAAGATCCTATCGAAAAGCAGGAAGGGCCAGAATCCGAGAAAGAACCGGAGAAAGAACCAGAAAAGGAACCGGAGAAAGAGATAGACATTGCCGCCGAACTTGAAAAGAAAATCAAGGAAGAACGGGAAGCACACGCGGCGCAATTGGCAGCAATTGAAAACAGGCTGAATCAGGTTCAACAGGTACAGGCGCAAACGCAAACAAAATTAGACATTAAACAAGTACCCCCCTACCCGACCGAGGACGATTTTATTGAGAATAAAGCGGCCGCGGTTCAGAGAATGAAAGAAATCGGCGCGATTGAGGAACACAACCGCAGGGTAGAGGAAAAGCTTAAGCAACCGAACGAGTCGAATCAAGTCAACCCGGCCGAACAGGTTCTAATGATGCACGACCCGGAAGGGTTTCAATCGGTAGGACCGAAATTAAACGAATATGTTCACAACAACGTACCTCCTGCGAAATTACAGCAGGTGGGCATGGCCGCACAACGGGGCGATTTCTCCCAACTAAAACAGCTTTATGATGAGGCCAAAGAATTCTTTAACCCGTCCAAGCCGGACCCGATTGAAGAAGCCAAAGCGCAGGCGAAAGCGGAAGGTATTGCGGCTGAAAAGACACGGCAGGAACGAGCCACACAGGGCGTTATGCATGGCGGGTCTAAGGGTGGAGGTCAAGCGGGTATCGTTCTAACGCCTGAACAGCGGAATGTGCAAAACATGTTCGGGTTGAGTGATGAGGCATATTTAGAAGCTGTAAAAGTTCTTGGGGGTGCATCATGAGCAAGAAAAACGAATCGAAAAAAGAAGACTTGGTAATGCTGACACCGGAAGAAATGCGGATTAAATCGCTGGCAGATGCGGCGAGCGAAAAAGGGCCGATCATTGAGAATCTGGAAGAACGCTTCCAGAGAATCGAAATGGAAGTGCCGAAGCATTACAAAAAGGCCGAATTCGCTTATCGGTGGATTGCAAGAGACAATATAGACCGGGAGTTGTTCACTAATGGGGGGTTGTTTGAAATCGTTACCCGCTCAAATCATTCACACATACCCGTGAAGGACTTTAGAGCGAACGGCGCGATTATGTACAGCACCGATTTAATTCTGTGTTTCACGCGCCGGCAGATTTCAGATGTGGTGCAGAAAAGAACCATAGAAGACTTTAATTTGAAAGCGGATGACAAAATCCAAAACCCCGGCAAGGTACGAAATGAAGGCGGCAAGGAGGTCGCTCGAATAGAGCGAGTAGAGGGCAAGGTTGGCCCTGTCACACCCGGTACAGAACCGGAAAATCTAACATCCGAAAGTGATTATCACTTCGGAGACACAGGAGGTTAAAAATGGCGAATGACAACACTCCGCAAGGGCTTCAACCAGTAAACAGCCCTTACGGGTCCATCAAACGCACTCGATATCCGATTTCGACGGACTACGCGACCGATCTTTTTATAGGCGATCCGGTTGACAGCGTGGCCGCGGGAACGATTGAGAGGGCAACCGCAGGCGCGGGCAACATGATTCTTGGCGCGATTGTCGGATTCTGGAAAGACGGTGAAGGGCCGAAGAATTACTTCCCCGCTTCATCTTCCGGCACTTGGTACGCAGAGGTTGCGGACGATGTAAATCAGGAATTCGTAATGCAGGAAGATGGCGACACATCCGACCTGGCCGCAAATTCTGCGGGTGCGGGGGCCGATGTTGTAGCAGGGAGTGGAGACACGACCACCGGCATCAGCGGGTTTCAGATAGATTCCGATACTGTTGGAACCGGCGCAACACTGCAATTACGACTGATCGAAAAAATTAAAACCGTCAACAACGCTTACGGCGATTACTGCATGTGGAAGGTTAGAATAAACTACCACAGACACGGAGTCGGCACCGTAGGCGCACCGGTATAGAAAGGGGGCTTAAATGGCTACTGAAACAAGAAGTAGATTTAATAACGCTATGGCTCCCGGTTTATTCGCGTGGGCTAAAGAGAATTTTAAAAGATATCCGCAATATTGGAAAGAGTATTATTCAACCCGAACGTCTAAACGCTCGTATGAAGAATCAAGCTATTCCAGCGGATTCGGGTATCTTCAAGAGAAACCGGAAGGAACAGCGGTTCAGTATGACGCACGGTTCCAAGGCCCGACCAAAAGATGGACGCACAGCACGTGGGCATTAGCTTGTAGAATCACTGAGGAAGCGATTGACGACGACCTTTACGGTGCAATGAAAGGCGCAATGAAAGACCTTGGGGTCAGTGCGGCGGCAACCCGTCATTTACTGGCGGCACGGATGCTGATGAACGCCACGGCGACCACTTACCATACTTGTGGTGATGGAAAAGCACTATGCGTGTCCGATCATACCCGTTTGGATGGGTCAACGTGGTCAAACGTCGCAAGCGCAGCGGACCCGACTGAGGCCAGCTTAACCGCAGCCATTAACAACTTTGAGGGCATCGTGGACCATCGCGGGAAAAGATACGACCAAAAAGCCAAGACCATTGTGTGTGGAAGAAACTGGAAATTCACTTTTCAGAAGCTTTTGAAATCGTCTCAGGAACCGGAAACCAACAACAACGCGATTAACCCGCTGAAAGATTACAACCTGAAGTTGGTTGTTGATCCCGAAATCACGGATAACCGGTGGTTTCTCCAGGGGGAAAAAGACGAGGATGTTGGACTCATTTGGTTTGATCGTAAAAAACCCACCCTCTCCCGGCACGGAGACCCTGATACGGGTGATGTTATTTTTATGATCAAGGGTAGATGGTCGAATGAATGCAACGATCCCCGTCAGATTTATGGTGTACCACCTTTTAGTTAAAAACTAAACCCCCGTGTTCGGGTGGAGTTCACGGGGTAACATATGGAGGCGAAATGGCAAGATTATATAAAAACCCCAATCAGTTTGTCGCGGATGCTCCCGGCATGGTGGGGAAAGTTCTATTTGTTGATTCTGTGAGGGGGAGTTCTTCTTATGACGGAACAGACCCCCACGAACCTAAAGCATCCTTAGACGATGCAATAAATAACTGTGCCGCAGACGAGGGTGCGATTATTTACTTGATGCCAAACCATGCTGAAAGCGTAACTTCTGCGGGTGCGATTGCGTTTGATACCGCAGGCGTTAAGGTTGTTGGATTAGGCAAGGGGGCGGCGCGGCCGACATTCACATTCAGCACTGCGGTTACGGCAAGCATCACGATTACCGCAAGCTGTTGGTTGGAAAACATTCTGTTTGTAAACGGGATTGATAACTTAACCAACCCTATCAATATTGCGGCGGCTGATGTTGTTATAAAAGACTGCGAATGCAGAGACGACAACGCAAGTTACCATTGCGATGATTTTATTCTGACCACCGCAGCGGCCAACCGTTTGCAAATCATCGACCATGTACATCAGGCATCGGGCGGGAACACCGGCGCTCAAACTGCAATCTCAATTGTAGGCGGCAATGATATTATCATCATTCCCAAGCACATTGACGGCGACTTTGCCACTGCTTGTATTGAGAATGTTACCACGGCTTGTGACACGCTTAGAGTTTTCGGCAGAGCCAGCAGACTCGGATATCTGAGAAACAGAAACTCAGCCGATGTTTGTGTAACGTGTGTTGCAACGACAAAAGGTCATATTGGCCCCCATCTATACGGACGTTTGGCAGACAATGCGGCGAATATTACCGAGGCGTTTGTCGGCGCTGACATGGAATTTTTTCTACCAATCGAAATTGTCAACTTGGACGGTGAAAGTTCTGTAGGAACTAACATCTCCGCAAGCACGGACGCATAGGAGGGAGCATGGCACATTCACGAAACCCAAACCAACTTACCAGAACTGTCCCTAACGGTATCAGCCGGACGCTGTTTGTCTCGTCATCAGACGGGAAAGATACCAACACCGGCTTATACCCTTGGGATTCATTAGCGACGCTTGACTATGCTATTGGTAAATGCACGGCCAACGAGCATTCATTCATTTATTTAATGCCAAATCATACAGAGTCAATTTCATCCGCTTCTGACATTACGGTTGACATAGCGGGGGTTAACATCATTGGTTTAGGCTGGGGCGCATCCCGTCCGACATTCACCTTTGACACCGCAACCACGGCGACCATTCTTTTTACCGCCGCGAACGTCTATCTTGAAAACGTCTTGTTCGTTAATGGGATCGACAATTTAACATCTCCAATAGGGATTCAAGCATCTGATATTACGTTTAATAATGTTGAAACCAGAGATAATGATTCGAATTATCACTGCGATGATTTCATTTTAACGACTGACGCGGCCGATAGATTCAAACTTTTGAACTGGATCCACCGGGCCAATGGCGGGAAGACCGGCGCTCAGACTGCCATTAGCATTGTCGGCGGAGAAGATATTGAAATCCAACCGTTAGGCATTGACGGAGATTTTGCCACCGCATGTATCGAGCAGGCAACAACCGCAGGGAGCATCCATATTTACGGAAGTGCGGATTTCCCGGCGTACTTGAGAACCCGGAACAGTGCAGACGTTATTACCGCGATCAAGTCTGACACGAAAGGGTCACAGGGACCGTTCCTTAATGCGAGGCTTAACGATCACGCCGCGAACATCACCGAGGCGTTTGTCGGGGCTGACTGTGAATTTTTTCAGCCGATTTATATCGTCAATAATGATGGTGAGGTCGGGATGGAAACCAATATCACCGCTTCAACGGATGCATAATGTTAACGGCCTATAAAAACGATCAGATAGGGAACACCTACACCGACCTAAACGGGGACACGGTAAATTATCCAGAAGCCGGGGAACTGAGATTAGGTGATACAGCGGCATACTTAGGACATCAACCGTACAACCAGGATGATACTCAAACGTCTATGCCTGCCCAGGATGAGGTTATTTCAAAAGGGGTGGCGTGTGATATCTGCGGTGTTCCTGTAAAAAGCCGGGCGCATTTAATCAAATCAGATGGGTATATGCGGTGTTCTGATTGTATTGATGAAGAAGGGTATAAACACGAATAATGGGCAATGCAAGAACTGTAACAGTCGAGAATTTTATAGATCAGATAGCATATGAGCTGTTTGACAGTGATGACATTCAATTCGACCACGACACGGAGATGTTTGAATACGTCAAAAAGTGCGTTGAAATGATTTATCAGATTCTTGTTGATTGCAATTCTGAATTGGCAGCAACGGGGAGCGGGACCATAACGACCGTAGCGGGGACTGAGGCGTATGACCTCAGTTCAAACAGTATGGGCGACTTCTGGCAACCATATAAGATTGACGCGGACAGAGACGGTGCGATTTATGCGATTGACGCAACCGATTCTAGTTCAAATGTGTACCCTCCCCTGCACATGATTGAATATAAGGAGCGGTTTCCATACCGTCAGGCCGGGTCAACTTCCAGGGGTCGCCCGACTGCTTTTTATTTGGATTCGGACAACATCGGATTACTGCCGGTTCCTGATGCGGCCTATACGATTACAGTACACAAGTACTTTCCCAATTATGTTCCTTTGACCGGAATAACATCAAATATGCCGTATAAAAACCTTTTTAACCTGGAAATTGGGGAAGGCATAAAGCTTTACGCCAAAACCAGGAACGAACAAAACGCGAACATCGAAGCGAGCCTAATGGCCATGTTCAATGAACGGGCCATGAAATTAATGAGAGGGAGACGCAAACACGATCTAAGACTTATACCGGGGGTTTAATGTTTGAAGGATTAATACAGTCAGCACGGACCGTGCGAACGGGGCAAAAGACTCTGATGGAGTTTAACCCTCCTGTGTATGGCTTGAGGTCTGCGGCCCCGGCGTTTGATTTAAAGAATGGTGAAGCGTCTGTCTTATTAAATCAGATCATCCAAAAAGGCGGGAAGTTAAAAACCCGCGATCCCATAAATAAATCCTCCACCGGAGCAACTGCGTCAAATGCGTCAATAAAAGCCGGTGCCAAGGTACTAATCGGGTCAACGGCGTATACCTTAACGATAGACGCCAATAAAAAACTTGATTACCAGAATTCAGGCAATTTTACAAACATCGGCACATTGATTGGTTCTAAGGCGCATTTAGACACGTATAACGGCGTGGCGATTGTCTGTGATGGGTCATACCTAAAATACTGTGATGCTGTAAGTTCTATAAAACTTTGTTACGATGATGGGGACGGCTCCACCGGTTTTCAGTTCGACAATTCAGCCGGGAGCGCAGATTCAGACATAGACTTAGGCAATGGCACGATAGAGCGGGCCGCGTACAAGTTCACATCCCAAACATGGGACGCCGGTTATACTATCCCCCCGGTTACAGTAACAGCGAAGCTTTCAAGAAACGGGAACGGATATACCGGTACGGATAATGTAAACATAAACGTAGTGATTCGGAAGGTGTCTGATGGTGCGGCGATTGCTACCCGTGCTTTTGTTAGTGCGCCACTTGCGGAAAATGTTGATACCGACGCGACTGAATATTCGGCAACATTTACAAGCGCACAAATTACAACAGAGATGGCGTCAAATACGGCATATTATGTGTCCCTGGAATATGCCAATGGAGACGCGTCACACTATATTAAAGTGCATTGCTCTGATGTTGCTTCCGGTGGTGTTGCTTACACTCATAATGGCGCTGCCTGGTCTAATGCTAGTACTCAAGATCCAATCTTTTCGTTAAGCCCTGGCAAACCCCCGAAAGCGGATTTCTGCTGTGTCCATAAAGGACGATTGATAATTGTCAACCCAGATGAACCAGGAAAGATACATTATTCAGCACTAACACATTTGGATTGGAGTTCTTCTGGGTTATCAGGGAAAATTGGCGCGATTGATTCAAACGCCAACTCTTTTCCGATAGGCGGGATAGTTTCTTACTTGGGTGTTTTATGGCTGTACGGCCAACAGACACAACCGTATATTTCAAGGATTACCGGTGCAGACCCAACAGACTTTGCGCAAGAACCCTTGTATCAATCCATATGGACGACAAGCAAGCTCTTAACTTCCGTTGGGAATAACCTTTGGTCGTCTTCAGATGACGGGGTTGACCCGTTAGTCCCAACAGACACGTATTCGGATGTTGAAACCTACTCCGCGTCTGACCCTGTATCCGATAGAATCACAGACTATTTTGATTCAGACACAGACTTTGCGGTTTATAATCCTGAGCATGGTCAATATCAATTAATCATGCAGGGGTATCACCGGATAATGAATTTTCATACAAAATGCCCGGTCCAAGACCCTGATGGGAATGGGGTAAGGTTCCCCGTGTCTGAATATGAATTATACCGGTATGAATTGACATCATCGACTTACAAATGGACGGCGAGCGCAACGGCGAATGTATATTATTGCGAACTTTCTACCGGTGGCGACCCCTCCATATTAGAACCCGATGCAGTTATGCTGGCTGGTCGGAAAATGGACCAAATAACGGTATTCGCTAATTTAGACGACCATGAATGGTATTACGGGGATGAGGACACGTTAGGGTATAACACAGTCTATATTAAAGACGCATCCGGCGACCCCGACACCACCGGCGTTAGTATCCGAACTGTACTAATTCCGACTTGCGCGTGGAAGGCAGACGGGACAGTATATTATGGCGCTTCAGATGGCTATATTTACACGTATGATTCGGATGAATACAAAGACATGACTTCCATTCAAATGGAACCGATTTGGGCACCTCACTACCCCGCAATGCCGTTTTCATACGCTAATTTAACCGACTTCCAATTGTATATGTCCGCATACGCAGGGGCCGAAGTTGAAATCACATTTTACATTAATGATCTACAGTCGAATTCAGCGATAACAAAGACATTAGCGATTGCGGACGGCCTAACGATTGGTGAGTTAATAATGGACATCGGAGACATGAAATTCTCTTTTGATGCGTCGTCTTCTCCGCTTTATCAACGAATAAATATGAATGCACGAACATTTTCAGTGTCGATAAAAATTACAACCATTGCAGGATACCCGATCCATTCCAACGGGTTAATGGTCGGGTTAGTTAGGAAAAGCATACGATGACAACAGGGACAAAAGCGCAATCATCCGATCAGGCAAGCACGTATTTTTTAGGGTCGCATAATACGAACATTGATTTGATGGATGCCAACACAACCGAGAAAGAAAACGCCCGGAATTCGACGGTTAACGGCACTAATTATGCGAGTATCGACGCAAGGCTTGAAGCGATTGAAACGGCGATAGCGGCGGCGGTTGCAGGAAGCGGGAATTTAGTTAGCTCGAACGATACGACGCCGGGGTATTTAAACGGTAAGATTGTTGCAGGCGAAGGAGTTGGGTTAACAGAAGGGAACGACGGGGGGGACGAAACATTAACCATAGACGCTGAGCAAGCCGTAGAACAGGCTTTAGGTTTGGCGTTTTTCCAAACGATGGCTTTTTAAATGGCGATTACATACACAAGAGGCAAATTAGCAAGCTCAAGACCGGCAAATACGGATGAAGCACAACTATACGTTGTCCCGGCAAGCACAGAAATTGACGCGGTTTTGAGGATCTGCAACCAGGACTCAAGCACACGTAATTACAGGGTTGCTCATTGCACAGCGGCTCATGGCGACGCGGCGGCAGACGGTGACGATTTTATCGCTTACGATACGGACATTGAAGCGAATACAACCCATGAAATAAGCATCCATGCGAATGCAACTGAAACGGTTAGAATTAAAGCAAGCGTAGCAGACAAAATATCTTTCGTTTTAGAAGGGAATAAAAAGGTTACGTCATGATAAATACTCCAAAAACAACTGGTGGTCTGCCACCGTATTGGGGGGAGCCGTTAAAGTTTACAGGGTACGTGGCTAACCTGTTTTATCCTGCATCCATAGTGCCAACATCTATGGATGATGCAAGCTTAGCGAGTGGCACAGTCTACTATGTGCCTTTTGTGCCTATAACCACGCATACGTTTACAGGTTTGGCTATCTACAACCCTAACGGTAGTTTCAGCGGGAACCAGATTAACATGAGTATCTATGATTCTACCACTGGTAACATACCTAATGACAGGCTTTTTGCGGCGGTAGACGTAACGCTTGGTGCGTCTCAGGCTGTTAATACTGCAACGATATCACAAGAGTTAACAGCCGGAGTGTTATACTTTTTAGGCATAGAGTTAGACACCACGTCAGATTTACTTAGGTATGTGTACGACACATCGAATGTTATCGCATCCACCCTTTTTAATAACGGTCTGCCTTCAAGCCGGATGCAAGATCCGCTATATGATATCTATGCAGAGTCGGCGGCGGCGCTACCAGTGACAGCAGGAACTATTGTGCCAAGCACTACTGCACCCGCAATAATGATAAGGGGGTAAATAGATGATAATACGTGAATGGAATAACGGAATACTTACTGAAACCGGCACACCTGATCCACCGCAGAAGTCAATCTACAGTATTGATGAATTTATTGCTCTCATACCTAAAGCTAAAATACGTGAGATCCAAGCAGCGGCCGAAACAAACGATGATATTAATATGTGGGTGTTTAACCTTCCGATGCTTAAAAAAGTCGATTTAAACAATTTACCGCAATGGTTCCTTGAAGGGATAGCCACAATGGTTACGGCTGAGATTTTCACACAAAATCAGGCCAATAATTTTTTGGAGTTATAAATGTCATACACGCAATTTTTAAACGATTATAACGCCGGATGGGATATGGCGTCAACCGGGCAGCAGAAGCAAGGCAACCTAAATTGGACATCCAACAACGCCAATTGGACGAACCCGGACACAGGTAACACCTTTAGTTGGAGCAAATCAGAAGACCCGTTTAAAGTGTATGAACGTGCGCCTCAGCAATTTAAAAACACATGGGATGAAGCCTATGGAGCGGATGCGTTTAAAATTCCATTGCAACAGCAACAATGGCAACAGGATCTTTTAAGCAAGATTCCACAATCAAACAGCACATCCGCGAACGTATCAAACTCTCAGAGTCAATCTTATAGCGGGTTGCCGCAATCCACAATCACGCCGTTTCTTGAAAACATAATGCCGCTGTTAAACACGACCATTTCAAGTTTACCGGCTACAATTGATAAATACACGAATAATGCCGCTAAACTTTACGGGCAAATGGGCGGGCAGATGCTCAATCAGCAGATGCCGGATTATCTAAACGCATTAAACCGAAGGGGGATATTAGACAGCACGATTACATCCGACGCTTTAAGGGGATTAGGGCGAGACATCTCCGATTATACCGGGAACAAGGTATATGAGGCGGGGATGAATGCGGCGCAGATGGCGGCTAACATTCCATCAGTTTTAGGTCAGTTAGCAACATTAGGCCAAAGCTCACAATCAAGCGGAACGTCAACCGGATTCGGTGGGAGCAACAGCACGACGACTGATCCATTGGCACCGTACTATCTGCTAAACTCATTAGCTTTGACCAATGGAACGGATTCAACCACAGGCGCGACTGATACCACCACGACCGACACAACTAATACAACCCCTTGGTCTCCAACCGGGGGGGATGGATACGGCGCATTTGAAACGGACTTGTTGAACTTTTTAAACAGCGCGGCATCCGGTCAGTCTTACGATTGGTTAGGCGGGAGTATATTAAACAACCCCGGCGATTTGATGACCTATACCGGACCAAACGGGCAAGTGAACACATTCGGGGATAATGCGACCTTAGATGAAATCCTTGGACTTCCAGGGGTTCAGGATTGGGCTTCAGGGCAATATAATTTCAACCCTGCGGCGGCGGCTCCGGCTACACCACAGGCTGTATTGCCAACTGAATATCAGAACTTGGTTGATGAGAATGGGGAACCCATACCTATCAGCCAGCAGGATTACAATATGATTCAGGCGGCGGGCGCTTCTGACTTCGGAGACTATGCGGATAGTATTTATGAAGCCAATGGGTATGAGGGGTATATGGCCCTCCCTGAGAATATACGTAGAGCGGCAGAGGCGAAAATCCCGGAGTTTAAAATTATGACCCATATAGACGGAACGAAGAAAACAGACGGGCAGCCGGTTTATAACGATACGGTGAAAGGGATAATAGAACCGGGAGAATATTTTTTAGCCTATGATTATCTTGAGGACTACATGGAACAAAATGACATGGACGCTTTGAAATATGCAAAACTCCCGTTTGATTTAAGGCTTGCGGCATATTCAGATGCGGTACGGTTCGGAGAGCCGGAATTCTGGAAAACAGGGTTAGAGTTTAAAAATACCGGATCGTGGAATGACATAAGCGATAGCGTCGAAGCGTCTGAAGCGCAAAATTATAATTACGGACAATATATAGGTGCATAATGGCAATTTTTGATCAAAAATCAACAACCACTGCTTCAAAGGTTATGCAACCCGCAGGATGGCGCGGATTAGGCGATACCCGTTTAGAAGATATTTTTGACCGGTGGTATTCAGGGGCTTTTGGTGCCAAAGGAACGATTGCATCCCGAATAATGGGTAAGGGAAGCGCATATCAAGAAAACCTTGCAGAAGACAACCAAGCCCGGCAAGACGCATCTCAAAACTTAGTCAATCAATCCACCGGCATTGAAAACGATCTGATCAATTCGTTAACGTCTGCCACAAACAAATACACCGGGGATATTGATAGAATAACCCAACAGAATTCAAGCCCGAAGTTTAACATTAATGTTGGTGGTCAGACATTGGGGGTTATCCCGCAGGGGAACATTAACTTAATGGATCAATTGGCGAATATGTCAGGCAAGACATATAACGCCAATTCTACCCTTGCCGGTAATAAACGAAATTCATTGTCAGGATTGGCACAAATGCAGGCGGGGCATGATTCCACATTCACCCCGAATCAATCATACTTTCAATACATGGATTATTTAGGGAACCTGGCGAACCATTACAACGATCAAAGATTTCAAATACCGTCCTCCTACGGAACGACCACGACCACAAATACTCCATCACTTTTCAACGCGGGGTATGCTCTGTCCAATGCTTTATCGGGGCCGTTAACGGGGGGGATGAATTGGCTTAGTGGTTTAGGTGGGAATATGGGGGCAGGTGGGAATATGGGGGGATTAACCGGCATGGCAACCGGGCAAATGCATCCAAACAATTTAAACGGCTTATATTGGAGTAGATAAATGCCATACGATAATCAAGCAATGTTTCAGGCATCAGAGGGGTACAACTCTCTTTATCATAAAATAAAAAACCGCAATCTCGGCAAGCAGTTCATTCAAAACGGGGATTTGTCGGCGCAAGGGCTGTTAAACTTCGCGCAAGAGAAAGGGCTTGATGAGCGGCAGATCGGGGGGCTGTTTGGCGTTGTTAAGGCGTTTGCTGAAGATAATAAACAGTATGAACCGTTGTCAAAACTGGGGAAAGAGTTAAGTGACAAACAGAATATGAAAGGGTTCAGCGAGTATCAAGAAACTAAAAATGAAGATTACACGCTAACCCCCGGATCGAAAAGGTATAACAAAAACAATGAGCAAGTGGCTGAAAACCCAAAGACAGAAAATGTTTCTGAACTGGCGAAATTAATAAAAGGGGCCGGGATAACTGATGCTGACGCAATTCAAGATATTTATGAGCAAGCGATTACAAAAAAGATTACCAACCAAAAGGGTATGCGCCTAACCACAAACCCCGATGGCACATTTGAATTAACACAGGGGGACGTTCCAGAAAAGAAAAAAACCATGCCAGCGGGTGAAGTTTCAAAAATGAGCGAGTTTAAGGTTTATAGAGACACCACACAGCAGATCAATAATATTGTGAAATCTGGCAAAGCGGATACCGGCCCTTTTGAAGTTATAAAGAAGCTTATGGATAACTGGGGCATTATGCCTAATGAGCAAAGAATAGAATTGAGATCGCTTGTGGCGAGATTGCCAGGCGTTATGTACGCCATGCGGGGTAAGCAGTTAAGCGACAAAGAACTTCAAGTCGCTCTAGATATGATGCCTCAAATGAAACTTGACGACAAGGCCTTTGCCATACAGCTAAATAAGTTCATGGAGTACATGAATGAAATATTTACAGCGAAAAAGCAAGGGTTTAGAGATGCAGGATACAAGGTCGGAGAAAGCACACCATCAATAGAATCTTTTTACATGGATCAATAAAATGCCGAAAGTTTTAAATTTAGAAGAAGCAAGAAAAGCTGGCATTCCAGACAGTGAAATTATTTCATTTTTGGCAGGTAAGCATAAATTTAATCTGGATGCTGCGCGAAAAGTGATGAAAGAGGGCAAAAGGGTCTTTTCAGAGGAAAAAATACTGAGCACCCTTATGGAAAAGGATCTTGAATGGTCAAAAGATATAGATAGAAGCACCGGAGTTGATTACGGAACAAGAATGCTTTTAGGTGATATGCCTATGAACGACCAGTTAAAAACAATGGAAAACAGATACCCTGATTCAAAACCTAAAATAGAGCCAAAATCAATCATGCTTGGGAATGAAACCGACAATATATCGTTTACCCATCCTGAAACAGGTGAACGAACGATGGTTAACCCATCCGGTTTTGATATAGGAGATTTAATGCAAAAGCATAGACCGTTAGCAAAGGCGGTTGGACAGGCAACGGGGGCAGGGTTGGGAGCAACGGCGGGGCTTGCAACCCCTATACCTGGTGATGAAGCGCCAATGGCATATATGTTTCAATCGTTATTGGGTGAAGCAACCGGGCTTGCCGATGACGCATTAATGGAACTCTACGGACGAATAGATAAAAGAAAGTTTCATCAAAGGTTGGTTGATTCTGCAAAAGATATCTTGATAGACGCCGGGATTGGCAAGGCTTCGGATAATTTAATTGATGCAGGAAAACAAATTGTAAACAAAGGCATAAACAGGCTTTCGCCTGCCACACAAGAATCAAAGACACTATACAACGATTTCATAAATACAGAAATAGAACCAACTGCTGGCGCTGTTACAGGTAATAAGTCTATTCAGAGATTAGAAGAATGGCTTGAAGGGTCACTTACTGGGCATAAAAACATTCACAATAAAGCCGTAAAATCTTTTGATGACACAGCAAACGCAACGAATGCGCTTGCAACGAAATTCGGTAAAGTTAGTGATGTTCAAACATTAGGCACAAAGGTTTTAAAGCCATCTGCAAAAAAAGCCGTTGAAGCATATGAAAAAAATGTTGAAACATTGGAAAACAAAGTCGCTGAAATGGTTGGTGCGAAAACACCTATTAGTACGGAAGAAACAGAAAAGGCGCTTCAAAAAATCATAGACAAGTTCGAGGGAGCAGAAAAGACCGGGGCCGGTATTAACCAAACTTTTATAAAAATGCTCGACCGCCTAAAAGCAGACAAAAAAACATCTATTCTAAATCCAAGCGAAGCAAGAGAAATCCCATATGATGCGATTCGTGGGTTGAGGACAAATGTCCGGGGTTTAATTGAAAAGGCCGACAGCGACACGGCCGGAAAATTAAAACAGGTTCACGCCGCTTTAACCCGTGACTTGAGAAAAGGGGCTGCGAATAAAAGCCCGGAAGCGTTAAAAACATTCGATTCGGCTATGGCGTATCAGCGGCACATGGCAGAGAAAGAACTACCAACTTTAAGAAAAATGCTTCGAGAAGACCGACCAGACGAATCTATTTATAAGTATGCAATGTCAGGTTCTAAAGACGGAAATTCAAGACTGAGAATTTTACGGAAAAACTCTACAAAAGAGCAATGGGGGGAAATGGCCGGGACAACTCTTTACAGAATGGGGTTGGCTAAACCCGGCGCTCAAAAAATAGGTACTGATATTTTAGAGGAAGGCACAACCTTTTCAGTAAACACCTTTCTAACAAGTTGGAACAAGTTATCATCAGGCGCAAAAAGAACCTTGTTCAGCGGGGGCAAGTTTGAAAAATTGCGGCCAGAGTTGGATCGGTTGGTTAAAATTATAGGCAAGCAAAAAGAAGTGGAAGGAGTGAAAAACACTTCCCGTACATCTGTTTTTAATCAAATTTCTAATTTATTCTTGGCCCCTGTTGGCGCAGGAGCAGCAGGAGCATTAAGCGGGGGAGCTGGTACAGGTATCGCGGCAACGTTAGGAACAGTTGGGGCCATGACGATCCCACCAAAGGTCGCAGCAAAGTTAATTACAAATCCTAAATTTGTTAGATGGTTGGCGCAAGGGTCTAAATTAATAGAAAGAAACCCTGCATCTATAAAAACACACATACCAAGGTTAATGGCGATTGCGGCAAAAGAAGATGCAGATGTAAAAAAATCAGTTCTTGAGTACAAAAAATATTTAGAAACGCAATTTGGCAAAGACAAACAAGAAAAATTGGAGGCTCGGTAAATGTCAAGAAAACTAATCTTTACAGTATTAATCCTATTAACCATGTCTGGTATTGTTTGGGCCATGCAATCTGTAACGACTTCTAACCACTCCGCATCCGGTGTTATATCTTCAACCGCTTGTTATTTCGTACAAGCGACATTAATGCCGAACGGATCGGATAACTGCGATATTACTTTATACAACGGGACGGATACAAGCGGGGTAAAAATACGGCCGACAATAACAGCGTTAGGGACAGGTGGAAAATTAGAAATAGAAACCACTTTTCCGATTTTCTGTGACAAAGGGTTGTATGTAGCATTGGGAGATTCCGGATCAAATGTTGATTATAATGTAGATAGGATTGACCCATGAAAGCAGTAACAAAGAGCATAACAGCACAAAACACATTTACAGATTGGATAACTCCGTCTCTAAAAAACGGTCAGTTAAACGTGTCTATTTCAGGTGTTGACGATTCCGAAGTCACCCTACAGCGATCATTTGACGGTGGGTCAACGGCGCTTGATTATGATTCGTACATTACTAACACAGAGTTTATTATGTATGATGCAGAGGTGAATGTTTTATACAGATTGGGCGTAAAAACAGGCGATTACGGTACAGATACGGTCGCGGTAAGGTTGAGTAGATGATTGATATCGCAGTAAGAGCAAGAGATAGCAAGGGTTATAATAAAGGTGAGATTACATCCGCGAAGCCGCATCCTCGCGGTTGGGGCAATAAGATGGTATTGCCTGATTATATCCGTGTGACGGTATCAGATGCAGACATGGACAGTATAAAGCCTTATATTTCGGGTGTTCGTGAAGAGTACACTATGCTTGATAAAGATACAGTTTTAGAAATCTGGTCTAATTGCTCTGCTGAAAAGAGGCAGAAGATAAAAGAGTATTTTTTGGCTCGGTATCCGGTGTTGCAGAATATAGATATCGCATCTAATATCAGCGTTTTAAAGTCTGAGCTATTGGAACTCGGTATAAGCTTGGAAAAAGTAAAGACGATACTAACTGAAGAAATAAAAGACAAGTTCAGAGATTATTTAAAGCACAGAAAGTATAAGATTCGTGAGTCGGTAATAGATAATTATGTATCAAACGAAATCGGTGAAGCAACTATCACTCTCACACAACTCCAAAACGTGTTGGAATTAAGCTAAATGGCAACTATCACAGTCGGCGAATCCGGCGCACCAACATATGATTACGATACGCTTGACGAGGCGTGTGATAACGCAAATGCTGGGGATACCATACAGATATCCGGTGAGTGGACGAATCCCGACACTGCGAATGTTACTGTTGCCGATGATAACCTAACGATCGAGTGTATCGGAGATTCGTTGCATCCTGGCTATGCTAATGAATCTGGCTCACCTACTCACTATAGACTTTACTGTTCAACCAATGGTGATCACTGCATCGAGATAACAACGGGTGACGGGGTTACGATTAGAGGACTGGACATTAAGCAGGCCAGCACCGGAACATCTGATGAGTGTATTCGTATATCGGATATTGGTGCAACTGTTACTGTTGAAAAATGCTTATTACATTCAGGCGACAGTACAGCAGATCAGGACGGCGTGTATATCGCGAATATCGGTGTTGGTATATCTGTGTGTGAGTGTATTATCTACAACTTTCAACGTGCTGGCGTACACTACCAAAATTATTCGGGCGGTAACGGCACCGGGGATCTTGACGTTCGATCTTGTACTATTATCAACTGTGGATCGGAAGGGGAACTTGAGGGTGGTGGAATAAATATTGCTGAGTCTAATCTCGCTATCACAGTAAATTGCTTTAACACTATCAGTATGGGCAGTCATGCAGATGGTGGCGACTATAAAACATATATTGGCACCCCTGCATGGAACATCTCCTACTGCATAGATTCTGATAACTCAATTGCAGCAGTAGACTCCGGCGGTGCAGGAAACCTCGCATCTCATAATCTAACAGATGATAACTCTAAATCGTCTGACGGCGATTGGGTAATCGTTGAGGAGACAGCAAGCGGCTCAGAGGATTACCGTTTACAGGACAATACGTACAACGACGCTCAAGATGCTCACGCTACTGCAACAGCAGAGGGAATGACGATATCAGGTACGACAGATATCGTAGATACGAGCAGACCTCAGAATACGAATTATGATGTTGGGGCTTTTGAAATTGAGGTTGGAGGGGCAAGCTCAACACCATCAAGTACGCCATCGAGTACTCCGAGCAGTACGCCAAGTAGCACCCCAAGCTCTACACCATCAAGTACACCGTCATCAACTCCGAGCCCGTCGAGCACTCCAAGTTCAACACCGAGTTCAACGCCGTCAAGTACTCCGAGTTCAACGCCAAGCTCTACACCGTCGTCAACTCCGAGCCCGAGCTCAACACCGAGCAGTACGCCAAGCTCAACACCAAGTTCTACACCATCGAGTACACCGTCAAGTACGCCTTCGAGCACACCGAGCCCGTCATCAACACCAAGTTCAACACCGAGCTCAACACCGAGCAGTACGCCAAGCTCAACACCGTCGTCGACACCAAGTTCGACGCCAAGCCCGAGCTCAACACCAAGTAGCACACCATCATCGACGCCAAGCAGTACGCCGTCGTCAACACCAAGCTCTACGCCAACGGCAACGGCTAGCTCAACACCATCAAGCACACCGTCAAGTACGCCGAGCTCGACGCCAAGCTCAACACCGTCGTCGACACCATCAAGCACTCCGTCGTCAACACCAAGCCCGAGTTCAACGCCGTCAAGTACGCCGTCGTCAACTCCGAGTTCAACGCCGAGTAGTACGCCAAGTTCGACACCAAGTTCAACACCGAGTTCAACACCAAGCAGTACACCGAGTTCAACGCCGAGTAGTACGCCGAGCGCGGGGTCAGCGGCGGCTATACCGATAATTTCAGCGAATGGAATCAATAGTTTAGTTACAGGGAGACAAATCATAAATGGATAGACGAGAGTTACATAGGCGAATCAGAGAAAAGTTTCATGTTAAGCGGCGGGTAGATAACCTCCCCTTTGGAGCGGGACGGAGATACAACCGAAACCATTTAGCGGAGTTATTGGGAGAATTGCAATATAATAAAGGCGCTGAAATAGGTGTAAGGCGGGGCCGGTACAGCATACAATTATGCAAGTGCAACCCTAATTTAAAACTATATTGTATTGATCCTTGGAACGATTATGACCCTAAATATCCATTGTCTAAACAGGAAAAAATATATCAAGAAGCCAAAACGAATCTATCTCCATACAATGCAACCTTGATACGCAAAGCGAGTATGGATGCGTTAAGCGACTTTGATGATGAATCATTAGATTTTGTCTATATAGATGGAAACCATAAGTATGATTACATCGCCCCGGACATAATTTTTTGGTCTAAAAAAGTTCGTCCGGGCGGGATCGTTGGGTGCCATGATTATTATGCGTTCGGGTGGTCGGGAGTTGTTCAGGCTGTGAATTCGTATACTTTTTGTCACGACATACGGCCTTGGTATGTAACAAAGGAATTAGAACCGACAGCATTTTGGGTGAAGCCATGATTTCAATTGTTAATGCAATCCTAAACAGTCCTGAAGTAGCAAAAAGGCAGATATATCATTATAACAGGATGAATTTACCTGACGATGTGGAGGTTGTTTTTGTTGATGACGGATCAGACCCGCCACTTGATATGGATGGTTTGGATATAAATTTCAGCTTCCGACTGTTCCAAACAAACGATTTTAGACCGTGGACACAACCAGCGGCGCGAAACTTCGGGGCCAAACAAGCCAAGGGTGAGTTTTTAATTTTAACAGATATTGACCATATCGTCACACAAGAGATTATTAACACAGCAAGAAACTGTAAATATGATGTGGTGCGGTTCAAGCGTGAGGTCGCTGTTATAGACGAAAAAGGAAGGTTTACTCAAGATTGGGATGTTTTAAGAGCGTATGGGTTTAATCGAGATAAGTTGCAAATAGCCCCGCATGGCAATTCGTATATTATGGAGCGGGAATTATTTCTTAGATTGGGCGGTGTAGACACAAGGTATGTTGGAACAGGTAAGTATCCCAACCGGGAGGAAGTACCCCTAAAAGCCAAGCTCAAAGCATTGGAGGACAAGGGGGAAATATCCATTCTTCAGGATGAGACAAAACCAACCATTTATATGATTCCGAACGGGAAATATTGCGGGGATAAAGATTATAACCCGTTTGGGCTGTTTCATAATTTAACGCGCGAAAGAAATATAGGCAGATTAACCAACAAACAAAAAAGGGCTGAACGTGCGAGAATTAAGCGTAATTATACCCGCGAGAAATGAAATATTCCTAAAACAAACGATTGATAATGTTTTAGAGAACATAGAAGCGGATACGGAAATCATAGCCATATGTGATGGGTACTGGCCAGCCCCACCGATTAACGATCACCCCCGAGTTACGATTGTCCATCATACATCCCCGGTTGGACAGCGTGAAGCAACCAACGAAGGCGCACGGCTGTCACAAGCAAAATACATTATGAAATTAGACGCTCATTGTGCTGTGGGTAAAGGTTTTGATCGGATTATGATGGCAGACTGTCAACCCGATTGGACGATGATTCCTAAAATGTGGAATCTCCATGCATTTGATTGGGAATGCACCGAATGCAAAAAGCGCACATACCAGGGCAAAAAACCGGATAAATGCAAATGCGGGAACACTGACCATGAAATGAAAATTGTGTGGGAACCGAGAGGGAACAAGGTCACTTATTCATGGCGGTTTGATAGAAACTTGCAGTTTCAATATTGGCGCAAGCATGTTCGTAGGTGCCAGGGAGAACTAATTGAAACCATGTCATGCATAGGGGCATGTTTTTTGATGCTTAGAGAGAGATTTTTCGAATTGGGCGGCATGGATAACGGGCATGGTTCATGGGGGCAGTTTGGCACCGAGTTGGCGTGTAAGGCATGGCTTTCCGGTGGAAAGATGATCACTACCAAAAAAACATGGTTCGGGCATATGTTTAGAACCGGTAATTTTAGAGGTGCCTTTGGGGGTGATGGGTCGTTCCCATATGATATCTCACAGCAACAAATAAACCATGCCCGCAAATATTCACAAGAGTTTTGGAATCAAGACAAATGGGATAAGGCGGTTAGGCCATTATCGTGGATAATTGACCATTTCAAGCCAATTCCAGATTGGCATGAGGATGAAAAATGATTGGACATAGATGTCATAGGTGCTTGTGGTTTGATAACCAGCACAAAACATTAGACGAGTTGGAGAATAAAGACCTTGGGTATTGTCGGAAGCATAAGCCGGTGGTGTTTGCGAATAAAGGAAAATATTACGGGGGGTGGCCCCTGGTTGACATAAACGATTTTTGCGGAGAATTCCGGGAGGATAAATAGATGGGATGTCCATCAGTAATTGAATTGGAAAAAAACTGTGTTTTCTCGATATGTACCCACGATCCAGACACAGGGGTTTTGACTGATGCGGATGCGGCCCCGGCATACAGAGTATATGAGGAAGAAACCGACCCCCCTATTTTAACCGGGGAAATGGCTAAATTAGACGACGACGACACGACGGGTTTTTATACTGAGTCGATTGCTTGCACTGCGGCAAATGGGTTTGAAGTGGGTAAATCATACACTGTTTATATTCAAGCAACCGTGGATTCAGATACGGGTGGAATTTGTTACGGATTTACTATAACAGGCGACGGGACCGATATTGACAACATCCTATCATTATTAGACGACGCACGAAGTGAACCCGGCGACACAGCGCCTCCAGCAAACCCGGACGCCATGACAAAACTTGATTACATCTACAAATTTTTAAGAAATAAAATCGAGGTCACAGCAACAAAGATCCACGTTTATAATGATGCCGGTGATAATAAAGACCACACATCAACGATTAGTGATGACGGAACAAAATTTACGCGAGGGACATTCGCATCAGGTGACTAATGGCAGTTGACACAGAAAATAAAAGACGGTCAGCAATTGGATTACCGATACCGACAGCAATGCCGGAACCGGACGGAACAATAGATGACAATGACCGAATGCATGTGATTGGTATTTATTCTGGTATTGATCCAGGCGCGGCAGCCGTCCCGGTCAACAGAAAAAAGGGGCTCTTATTGGGAGTTTATTAAATGGATAAAAAAATAAAAGAGTTTTACGCTAAAAAAAACCTCCATGTCAATCGGATGGTGGAAAAACGACCAGCAGATATAAAGCCTGCACAAGTTTATGTTGCCGCTGAGAAATTATACCAGCGGATCCAAAACGGCTTAGATATCAAAGATATCAAGATTGTTTGGAAGATTTGGGAAATGGCCAGAGATTGTGCGACAACTGAGTACGACGAAAAGCGTAAGCGGTTAGCAGAGTTGAAAACCGCGGTGAAGCGGCAACGGTCAATGATTAAACTATTGCAGGCCGATAAAGAAAATAACAAGCAAATCAAATTGGAGCTTGTCAAAGCCAGCCTAAAATATAAATCCAGGTACAAACGGGTATTAACCGGTTCGACCATTTTAGCAATATTATCATTAATTAACGCGGGGTATGTATGTCTGACTTTAATCGAATTCTAAGGCAAAAACAGGCGACGCCGTACCACAAATCAACTGCTGGTAACGGGACCCAGCAGATAGCGACCGGCGCGGCCTATCTGAAAGGTATTTTAATCGGGGAAACGGATGGGCTGAATGATCCGACAATTACCATATATAATGGAACTGCAAATACAGATCATGAAGTTGTTCCCACAACTACTTATGACGCATCAGCTTTGGGCCTGAATGGGTTCATGCCAGCGTTTGATATACCTTGTAAGGGCGGTATTTTTTATGAGATCACATGCGGCGGCGCGTGTGAGGTTGTTATTTATTATTCGCAATATCGAGCATAGGAGGTTTTATGAAGCGGTTAGTATTACTATTTTTGCTATTCCCATCCATTTGCATGGCGGGTGAAATATCATTGTCCTGGGACGCGGTGGCAGAGGCGACAGGATATAAATTGCACTATGGGACAAATCCGGAACAGCTTGACACAATCACGGATGTTGGCAACGTGACGGCTTTCACGGTTGCTGAGCTAACGATGAACACACAGTATTTTTTTAAAGTGTCATGTTACAATGACACGGGAGAAAGCCCCCTTTCCCCCGGCGTGTTTGGAACCCCGAAATGGCCAACTGTAAAAAATCTTAGGATTGAAAACCTATGAGCGATGAAAAGATTGAAATTCACTTAGCGAGGATAGACGAGCGGCTGGTTGCCATATGCCGCAAATTAGACAAGGCTGCCAGCGCAGAAGGTTTTACAAGATGCGCGACGAACAGGTCAGACATAAACGGGCTACAAAAGACGGTGGTATGGATACGAAACACCTTTGTTGGGTTTGTAATGGGCTTGGCTGTATGGATTGCGAAGGATCTGATAAAATGACTCTCAGAGAAAAACAATCACAGTTTGTCCATATGATCGGCCTGTTGATTCAGTTTGCGTATTTGAAGGGGTATGAACTGACATTTGGAGACTGTTTCAGGGCTGAATCATGCACACACGGCCATCCAATGTCATTACATAGACAGAGATTAGCTGTTGATTTTAACGTGTTTAAAAACGGTGTGTATTTAGACAAAACCCGTCAATTATCCGAATTGGGCAAATTCTGGAAAGAGATTGGTGGAACATGGGGGGGCGACTTCGGAGACGGGAACCACTTCTCATTGGAGCATGGAGGTATGAAATGAAAGAACGTTTAATTATTTGGGCATTATCAACTCTTTTAACAAGAGATAATTTCGAGTATGTTGTGGATGCGATCATTGACATGATTGAAGACTATGCGGCGAAACATAAAAAGCCGAAATATGCTAAGGCGGCGGCCACAGCTAGGAACCTGTTGGCCATTCCAGATAACGACTAATGTTCAAAGACGTCATTAGAAAAATGGATGAACTAATCGAGGTTGTTGTTACTCTGATTGTTGAAATCAAGGGCCTTCGTAAAGATATGAAGACCCTTGATAAAGGCGAATAGGGGCTTTAGCGATCCTGATAAAAATATGTGTTTCATCCTGCATCCTTTGTGTGGGGTTATTCCCACAGCCCCCTGTCTTCAACTTCCTTCACAAACTCTCGCCACAGTTTGTCAAATTCTTCGTAGACGTCACCATCATAATAAGTTTGCATCATCGCATCAATTTCCCCCTTTGCTCGACTCCATGCCATGTTTCGCAGTGCTTTTAATATTTGTGTGTCCATTTGTCTCCTTTTTAAAATGTCTCTTTTTTGTCCTGAGTTGATATTATTGATGATATTGCGGGTGTATTGCGGAGACGCACGGATAGCAAGGAAAGCTGTATTTTTGCAAGTATTTAATTTTATTAAGGATTGGCGGAGAGGGTGGGATTCGAACCCACGAGCCTTGCTCTTGGGGGCACGATTGGCGCGGGCTTTAGATATTATATCTAAAAATGTCTCCTTTTTGTCGCTAGAAAAATGTCGCATTAATCTTCCTTTAGTAACGAGAATGACACCGTGCGCCATTTATCGGTATCCCCGTTTTCAATATAGGCTTTTAGTCTTGGCGGTATGTTTTTTGTTGGTATTTCAATAATTTCTGAAGTATTTTCAACATCACCACCAATATTCGCTGCCGCTCCAAAATCTGAAAGTGTTGCAACTATTTTTATCATAATCATTCTCCCTTTAAATCATTTTTTATGTGATTCATTGTTGTTTTTGTCGAAAAAACTGATTGCTTGAAACATTTGGTCTATTATCAGCTTTGAACCGTCGGAAAACTGTATTGTGCAATCGATGCAGGTTATTGAAACGGACAAAACAACCTTACCCGTAATCCCATCTTGAAAGATACCTTCGCCATAAACGGACCTCATTTAACCTCCCCCTTCACGCCTTTTTGTCGCTCTGGTTTTGTCGCTATTTCTTTTGAAAAACCATCAAAACATTTTTTACAAACAACCTTATTCCCCTTGTCGGTAAAAATTAAATAAACATGAGTTCCAGGTACAACCTCCCATTTAAACTTACAGGCATTGCAACGGGTCCGCTTTCTTCCTATGGATGGGTGTTTTTTGTTGAAGGCCAACCAATCGCTAATTGCCATGAGTTCTTTAAATACCTTTTGAACCCTGAAAACTTTCGTAGTGATTTCTTTCCAACCACCATAAATGAATTCCGTTCTCATCCCTCACCCCCTACCTAATTTTCTGGACATTATTCAAAACCTCCCCCAACGCCTCAGTCGAGTGTTGAGCGTATCTTTGTGTCATTTTGGTTGTTGTATGTCCTAACAGCCGTCTTACAACCTCCATATCCGCATGGTGGTTGTTTAATAACTGGCATCCCATAGAATGTCGCATGGAATTATTTAGAGACACATATTCAAGCCCTGCGTCCTTAACTGCCTTGTTCCAAATCTTGTTAATGTTCTTTGAATACGGTCTTTTTGTTGTCGGATTCGGGAATCTAAACTCACTTAAATAAACAGGCGAATCAGCAAACAATTGTCTCAATGCGTCCGTTAGAGGAAACGCTCTGGCCTTTTTGGATTTAACGTCTTTCAGTTCTTCACCCTTCCCTTTTTTCGCCCTGCCAAAGGTTTTGGCTATAATGATATGATCGTCTTTGATATCTGTTTTTCTAAACGCCCTTGCTTCACTCGGCCGGCAGCCGGTTAATTTCATGAAAATAAATATCGGCTTGTGTTTTTCGGGAATTTTGTTGGTTACGTTCCATTGATTTTCCTCGGACATCCAAACAATTTCTTTTTCAACTATCTTGTTTTTACCTTTGAATTCAGGGAAAAACGGCATCTGTTGGATATGTCCAGACTGCCATGCATCCCGCATCATTGTTTTCAATGCAGACATGACGTTCTTTTTGCCTTTTGGCTCCCGTTTGATTTTTTTCATTAAATCTTGAAGCTTGGCCTTGTTCAGATCGGTTATGTATTCGTCTCCAATAACAGGGATGATATGATTATTGAATGAATTCCTGTAATCGTATTCGGTCCCCCATTCAAGCGCCTGGGCCTTAATCCAGATTTTAAAATATTCCCGAACTAAAAGCGGTGATGATTTGCGGTACTTGAGAGGGTTGAATATCCCCATTTCGATTTCACGGTTAATGTCGCGCCTCAAAGCTTCAGCCATTTGAAGCGTTTCGCAACGATGCTTTCCCCCGTATTTTGAGAACTGATGCTTTTTCCCCTGCCATTCCAGGTCTATACAATAAGTATAACCCGTTGAACTTTTTTTGGTTTTTTTGCGCCTAATGCGCCCCAAGTCGGACATAAAGAAACTCCCCCCATTAAATTGTTTGTCATGACAATTTTGGGAGTTACTATATATAGGGGGAGTTTTCAACTGTTAGCCCTTCACCACCTTAACGATCCGTTCCAAATGCTCTGTACTGAGCTTGTTCCAGTGATTGACATTATAACCGGACAGATAATTTATTAATTTACTGCGATAAATTTTTTCTTTTATTTCTTGTATGAGTTCAGGTGTAGCTTGCTCCAACCTCGACCCGTAATGGTTCCCGACTTCACGCCCGTTTTGTTTCCAATAGCGATTTGATTTGATGATAATTTGTTTTGGGGTTGTCCGGGTGACGGTTTCTACCCGCATGTAAGACCTCCAGCCACCGGAACAAACAACAACATTATCACCGGGCTTTAGGTCGCTTACCCAATCTTCATTCATCCCCCCTCCTTTCGGGTTATCCTTTATTGCTACCATTTGATCAAAAAACCGTAGAATGGCAGGTCATGAGTTTTTAAGAAAAAGTTTCGAAAGTCGTCTATGTAATGGAATCCATCGGCCTTAGCCAATGCATATTTTTCATCGATATCAAGGACGTTGACCCCGACAATAATATTGAATTCTTCTATCACTATTCTTTCGACGCTTTTGCATTCAGCCTCTTTTAACTTCCGGCAACCTTTGGTCCTCATGCCGGTGTATAAATAAAGCTTATCTCCGGGTTTCGGGTTTCTTCCGTCTTTTCTGTCTGCGCGGATTGTTTGGCGCTTTTGGCCGGATTCAACAGCATCTGCGAATTGTTTTTTAAAATTTAGTGCTGGCATCCCCCCTCCTTTCAACTGTTAGCTCTTTGTTGGGCCAGCCAAGGTTCGAACTTGGACGCTTGATTGATCAGTCAAGCACACCTTCTGTTGGCGCATGTCTACCACTCCATCTCCGGAGATTTTTCCATCACTGGCCCGTATTCAACTATCCGGTTTTTCCGGATAGTTCC